CATTACGCGGGGTGCCCTCAAGGATGCCTTTGACGGCTTCATGAAGAGCGACAAGTACCGCAACGTGCAACTCGCTCACTCCAACATTCAAGTCGGTGAAGTCATTGACTCCTACGTGGACTCCAATGGTCGCATGTGGAAGTCCGAGTGTGACGACACCGGCATGTTTGTCGTTGTGCAACTCCGCAACGACATTGAGAAGGCCCGTGAGGTTGCTGCTGAAATCCGCAAGGGCAACCTGCGAGGCTTCTCTATTGGTGGTCAGGCGTTCAAGCGTGTTCGCAAGTCTGACTCAATCCACGGAGATTATCAGGAAATCTCCAAAATGGAACTCCATGAGATTACGATTTGCGAGAAGGGGATTAACCCTGAAGCGCAGTTCAGTATCTTAAAGGAGGACACCACTATGAGTGAAGACAACGATTTGACTGACATTATGAGCCGACTTGAAGCCCGCCTCGATGCGATGGAAAAGGGCGAACTTCCCCCTGCTCTCCGTGAGAGCATGAAGGAAGGAAAGAAGGAGTCCTCGGACTCCGAAGAAAAAGAGTCCCAAAAAGACAAGAAGGAGGACGAAGAGATGCCTGAAGATATGGAAAAGGGAGAATATAGCGACGTTATCACCGCTGAATACCTCTCATGGATGGAAGACACGCTGAAGAGCGCGGGTGTTGACACCCACGCGGCCCGACTGCACTTCGACCAAATGTCGAAGGCTCAGATGGGCGGTTTCGACAACCCCGACTCCGTGGACGGTGCCGAGTACTTTGCCGGTCAGGTTCGCGGTCGCGGTCAGGAGAAGGGTAGCCCCTCCACGGGTGCCATCTCCGCCCTCACCTCCGGCGGCGGTCGAGAACCCTCCGGTGCCCTCGGACCTGTCCAACTCGGCAAGTCCTACGTCACCTCGGCTTCCGACGCCGACATTGAGGCTGCTTACGAAGTGTACAAGGCCGCTGCTCTTGAGCAGGCCTTCCGTGGCAACCTTGAGAGTCAGTTCTCTTCTCGCTTCTCTCAGGAGATGGAGATTGCCAAGGCTCAGGTTGAGCGTGACAACTTTGACCCGCGTGCCCCGCTCGCTCAGGTCCTCAAGTCCATTGAATCCCTGAGTGACCGCCTCGACAACCTGTCCACCGGCAGCGTTGCGGTCGGCACCACCATTGCAAAGTCCTCCACGAACGTCGAGGTCCCCACCACGGGCGACCTTGCGAACATGTCGTGGGACGAAGTTCACACCCTCGCGGCCCGAGCGGTTCGGGGTGAGTGAGGAAATCAAACAAAGGAGTGAATGAAATGGCACGTGACTACATCAGGACAATTACCGACATGGAGCGGTACTTCTATGGCGCAGGAAACGCCATGGGGTACTCTTACTCCGGCAGCGAACTTTTGAAGGCTGACGCACCGATGCTCTCCACCACGGCGGGTATCTATCAGGCCATCTATGGCCGCAAGGTGTGGAGCCAACTCAACCAAGAGTTCAACGCCTTCTCCATCCTCCCCAAGCGGCCTTGGGAGCGCAGCGGGTGGCGCGTCATCACGGAGCGCCCCTCCTTCGCCAAGGGCGGTGGCCTCGCGGAGAACTCGACTCTCCCCGACACCACCAAGCCGACCTTCCAACACATTGCTGCGAAGCCCAAGACCATCGCGCACACCTTCGACATGTCGGAGACGGCGATGTTCCTTGCTGACAAGGACGACGGCCTTGGCGACATTCGTGCCGTGCTGAAGGAAGAGATGGGCAAGCACCACGCAGAACACATCAACAAGATGCTCACCGAGGACGTGACGAATGTTGCCGGAAACAACTTTGAGTCGCTCGACCGTGTGACGACCGGTGCTATCACGGCATCCGGTAGCGCGGCGAACACCATGGACTTTGGTGGGGCAGGCGGTGACTACGGACAAGCCGGTGACGAGGACATGTACTCGATTAACCGCGATGAAAACGCTTGGTCCCACGCCGAAGTCAGCACCTCCGGTACCAAGGGTACGGACCGTGTTCTGTCCCTCGACCACCTCGATGAAATCTTCCGCCTGACGTGGGAGCGCGGTGGCAACCCCAAGGTCATCCTGACGGGCTACGACACCCTCATGCGCTTGCAGCAACTCTTGCAGTCGCAGCAGCGGTTCCTTGAGGAAAAGCGTGTCACCCCCACCTACAACGGTGTGAAGGGTGTGCCCGGTATCGAGGCCGGTTTCATCGTGGCGACCTACAACGGTATTCCCATCATCCCCTCCAAGGACGTTGCGAAGGACACCCTGTCCCGCATGTACTTCCTCGACACGGACTACCTGTACTTCTCCACCGCCATCCCGACTCAGTACTTCGAGTCCGGCATCGAGACGGGCGACCCCTTCGCCATCAACAGGCTCGGTCAGGAAGGCATGTACCGCACCATGGGTGAGTTGTGGACCACTTTCTTCGGTGGTCACGCTTCCATCCGTGACCTGAAGTGAGGTCCTTTGGAGACAAACTGAAAACAAGGAGTGATAGAAAATGGCAGGACCATACTACAACAAAGGAATCAAGTACACGGTTGCAACTGATGCAAATCTTGCATCGTTGGAGGTCGCTCTCGACCTCGACATGCGCACCGGCACGCTGCTCGGTGAGACGGGTTGGCTCAGCGGTAACGCCGGGGGCACGTACCCCGGTGGAGCGTCGGGCCTTGCGGCTTTCACCGCGAGCAACTCAGACGGTAACGCTGCGGGTTCGCTGCGAATGATTTCGCTGAACCTTGGTGCAGTCACGGCGGCGGCGGTGACCATCACCCTGTCGTCCGGTGCTGACACCGGTAGCGGCCAAATTGATGACGGTACCCCCCTCACCAAGATTGTTGCTCTTACGGGTGAAACCGGCGGCTCTTCCGTGACCCTCACGGGCGACCTTGAGTTGACTGTCGCAGTCGGCACCGCAGGTACCGTGACCTTCCTCATTCTGTGAGGTGGTTGAGTGCCTGTCGTGACCTACGTGGGACGCTCGTTTGAGCGGCGAAGGCCTGATGGCCCAAGTACGTTCAGGCGGCATAAGTCTGTGGAGGTCAGTCAGGAGTGGCTCGATACGTGGCGTACTCACCTCCCTGAGAGTCAGTTTGTTATCGAGGGTGATGCGGGCATTACGGTGGATGAAGGAGGCGATGGCCTACCTGACGCCGGATGGACCCGCAAGGACATTCTCGCTTGGCTTGACGAACAGGGCGTGGAGTATTCCGGTTACGTGACCAAGGCGGCAGGACTTGCCTTGGTTGAGGAACACCTAAATCCGACGGCACCAACCGAAGAAACACAGGAGTGATGAAACATGGCAGTAACTATTGACCCCCGACCGACCGTTTTTGGCGACCGCATGATTTTGACCGGTACTTTTGGTACTGATTCTGATGACAACGCGATTGACCTTAGCGCGTTTTTCAGCAGCATTGACTTTGCAGGCGCGAACTATTCCGGTGCGCTTGAAGCAGTTCCTATTACGGACACGGGTGCAACTCCCGCTACGCAAGATGTGGTCTTTCACCCGCAGGTTCGTATTGACGGGACGACCATTCGGATTGCTTCGGGACTTGCAAATCCCGGTGATGTGGCCGACACAAGAACGCTTCAGGCCGGTACTTTCCTCGCCATCGGTCGCCGCGCTTGAGGTGATTCCTCTTGGCGGAAGGAGCGAAAGTAATTGGGCCATACTCGCCCAAGGACTTCAGCGACCTTACGGCGTTGAATGCAGCGGTTGCTACTGACGTTGCCGCGGCCATTGGTGCCAACGCTATCGTTAGCGCAGAACCAATCACGGTGCTTGGGAACATCTATCTTGTCGTGTCCTTCACATGAGGTGGGGTACGATGGGGTTTGATGCACGTTCAATCGAACTTGAAGACCTCGTTCGCGCAGGTAAGCAGGGCGTCAAGTACGACCTTGAGAACGCGGTCGTCACCAACACCGACCGGCCCCTTGCGGGCGTCACGGCGGCTCAGCGCAACCGGAATGCAAATATCGGTGATGTGCTGAACATCGGCTCAGGTACGCGGTGCGTGCATTGCGGGTTCCTCCACTTCCTGTGGCGGGCAACCTGTGGTGCGTGTGAGCGTCCCATGGAGTACAACCTCGGACACCGAGACGAAAAGAACAGGTTGTGAATAGAATGACGTATGTACTTGTCAAAGCACGACGTGAGATGACGCCTCAGCGACAAAGGGTGTACTACCCCCTCACCGGAGGAAAGAAGGCAGGTCTTGGACCACACCCCTTCTCGCGTGTTGCAAACAAGATTGCCTACCCTCAGTTGCGTGAGATGGGTTGGACGAATCAGGCTGACCCGAATTACGGCCCCGCTGCTGACCGTCTTCGTGAACTCATCATGTTGCAGATGCTCGCCAACCCTGAGATGCACGACCTTGAGTTCTTAGAAGACCCTATGGACATTGACCCTGAAAGACAGGCAGAAATGAAGGGTAAGACCCTTGAGGATATTTTTGCTGAGTTTGAGCGACCCGGTGACGACCACAAGTCATTTCAGACGCCAAAGCAGCAGCGTGCTGCTGAGCGAGAAAACGCTATGCGTAGCGGCACAAAGCAAGTGCAAACCCTTGCGGGTAAGGCAGGACAGTCAAAGAAGTTGCAAGCCATGCAGGATAGTGCGCAGGCCAAGAACGCTGAGTCATATGGCTTCCCTATGCCTGAAGGGGGACAGGAATTGTTTGACGAAAAAGGCAACTTGTCTGAAAAAATGCCTGCCGCTCCTGACATGTCGGCATCAGCCCGCGCAGCAAAGCCTGCTGAGGCTGAGGCTGAAGCACCCGCAGTTACCGGCAGCGATGCTTTCATGTCGCAGATGGCTTCACTCAGTCCTGAAGACCAAGCAAAGGTGCTTGAGTACATGAAAATCGGCATGGGTAGCACCGTGAAGCCACCTATTCGTGACCCCGGTGAGGGTGGTGATGATGACATGTACGGCAAGGCCTTCACGCGTAACTCACCGTTCAATGACGCTTGGAGTCTGATAAAGCAAAACGACAGGATGGGGCCAATTGCAAATGGACATACCTGTGTCGTTTGTGAAAATAAATTGGGACAGTCGGGACTCCCCGGCGAAGAAAACGTCTGTCTCAACAAAAATTGCCCTGCCGTGAGAATGTACCAAGTTGCAGGTGAGCCTGTGCCACTTCGTTTCTCACCTCAAGCCTTCCCCTTGGGTGGGTATGAATCATACGAGGAAATGGCAGCCAACGCGCGTGAAAATTACGAGGATGCAGGGTATTGGTGAGAAGTAAATGCCTGTTGTCTTCAGTCCCGGTGAGCCGGAAACGCGGCCCTTGGACCCATCGGCAATCGTGTACACCACGGCTCAGAAAGTCGCTGACTTGCTCGACATTGGACCCGCAGACGCGGTGCTGATGAGTGCTGATGCTGATGCTGACGCCGTGTACATCACAGGCACCGAGTTCCGCAGTCACGGCTTTGAGGTCGGTGACCTTGTTCGGGTGTATAGCGACGCAGACCCGTTTGGTCACGAAGACTTGGAGATTCAATCCATCGCTGCGAGTACCGCGGGGGACTCAGCAGGCAAGGGACACGTCAAAATCACCTTCACGACTTCTCCGTTGACGGCTGCTGATTACGAAGTAGCCGACAACGGCTACATTCAGAACCAAGCCTCCTTCACCAACGGCAAGACCCGTGGTGTGACGAAGGCTAAGGTCGAGCATGTGATTCAGCGTATGCAAGACCGGATTGACAACATCACGCACAACGCTTGGCGACCCTACCTCGTCACGGCGGAGTACATCAACTTCGACACGTACAAGCCCTACCGTCGCCGCTACTACACCGATTACGTGGGTACTGCCCCACTCATGTTCCGCAACGTACAACAAGTGTTGCGGATTGAGTTGTGGCAAGGAGACGATTACCGTGAAATCGGAGCAGCCGAAGCCCGCATCAAATTGGCAGATGTTTCGGGCTTGGGTGGAGAGAGTCTGTACGTTAGTAGTGGTAACGGTAGTGTTGGTGTTCTTTCTGTTGGTAGCGGCAGTACTGATTGGCGTGGAGACTTTGACGCAACCACGGCGGCTCAAAACCTTGCTGACCTCATCAACAAAGAAGACCGGGTGAACAAGGCAGCGGTGACGTTCAGCCCTGCGTTCACGCTTGAAGGCTCCACCTCCAACGTCGCCGTACACAACGAGTTCCTTGCAAGCGCAAACGCTGACCTCGGCACGGGCGTTGTCAAAATCACAAGCATGCGACCCGTCAAGAGCGGGGAA